GACGAGACCTATCGGCAGTTTCTCATGTTCAAGGTTCTGAAGAATACAAGCAACTGTACCTATGGAGATGTCATCAAGGCGTTCCAGATGTTCTGGGACAGACCGCTCTACTACAGCGAAGATCCGAGCGAGCCGGCCACCATGACGTTCGACACTGGCGAGATGCAGGGCTTGGTAGACACCAGACCACTGTTTATCACTCCACCCATTCGAGCTGCCGGCGTGACACTGAAATTATATGCCAGGACATCGACAGAACTTGACCGGGATAAGATACGCATTCTGAGTGGTGTCGGCTATGCCATGACGGTGACGGAGCTTCCTACACTTGAGCTGGATTACGAGTACAGCACGGAGCTTCTTGCCAAGTCTGGCTATATCCGAGTCACAAGTGATACGCTTCCTCCTCTGGAGCGAGAGTATGACATTAGCTCCAGACTTCGTCTTGGCTCTGAGGTGCAAAATATGACGCTGAGTGAGCTGCCGACTGTTGAGCGAATGTTTTCTTACGATAGCAGCATCGGGGCGGGAATTGCCGTGCATAGCACAATGGAGACCACGATCAACGGCGTTACCGCCGATAAATAATGCCAACAGAGGAGGATATGAACATGAGCTACTATGGCGGAACGATTACAGTTTCCGGTCGTGCGCTGATTACGCAGCTGATTGCTGGGGAGACGATTGAATTTACACGAGTCGTCGTTGGCTCTGGCAGTATGCCGGATGGCGTTGAGCCAATCGACATGACAGAACTCGTCAGTCCAGTTGCCAACGCAAGCTCCACGGTTCCAATCGTCGAGAATGGCGTGCTGTTACTCACAGTAGAGTATCGGAACGACATGAATGGCGGGCTCCAGACCGGATTCTGGCTGAGTGAGTTTGGTATCTACGCCAAAACGGACAAGAGCCCCGAAGTTTTGCTCTATTATGCCACGTTAGGCGATAGCCCGCAGCCAGTCAACGCTTATAAGGACAATCGAGTAGACATCCGTCGATACCCGATTTCCATTGCGTTGGAGGTGGATGCTGACATCCAGGTGGCGTATAACCCAGGCGCATTTATCACAGCCTCCGAAGCATCCGTAGTGCTGGACGCTATGGTTCAGGATGCCGTCAATAAGATTGGCTCGTCTACGCTTTATGAAGTCACTATCCCTGCTGATGGCTGGAAGGAAACCTCAAGCTCAACAGATAATTATGGCGAGAACTACTGCAACGACGTGGCCCTTGAGAACTCGAAATATGACCAGTACCCCGTCGTGTCACTCAGCCGAGGGTCCATTGATGCAGCGAGGGAGGCCGGCATGAGCAATTCCGTGCATACGATGGATGGCGTGATTCGTTTTTGGGCGGAGAAGATACCTGCGGATGACATCAATGTGACAGTCGCCCTGTTGAGCAGCGGGAGCTACAGCATCGAGAACAAGGAGAGATACGTTCTCCCCATCGCCACAGACACGCAGCTTGGCGGCGTTAAAATCGGCGATGGTGTCCAAGTCTCTGAGGATGGCACCATCTCCGTCAAGCTTGGCAGCGGCATGAGCCTGAATGACGAAGGCGAGATTTCCGTCAAGCTCGGCAATGGCATGGACGTGAATGATGACGGCGAGATTTCCGCCAGTGGCGATGTAGCTACCAGCGAGGACACGTCCGAGATGCTGGATGATATTTTCTCTGATTGAGAGGAGGAGAACCATGGCCTACGATGAGAGCAAGTTGGTGACGATCCAGACCCTGAAGGAAACCGTCACCAGAATCAAGACTGAGTACACGACTTCAATCGCTAAGTCCGGCCACGCATCGTTCCGCAAGGCGGATAAGGTTCCCACGGCTCAGGAAGCGCAGGAGAACACCCTCTACATCGTCAAGAATGAGGAGACCACGCACTATGACATTTACGCTCTCATTGACGATGAAGTGGTCCGACTGGACGACACCGATGTTGACCTCGATGGATACGTCACCGAGGAAAATCTTAATCAGGCACTCAGCATAGCCACAGATGCTGAGGCGGACGAGATGCTTGCCGATGTTTTCGCTGACGAGGCGTGAACGTCGGTGACATATAAAATCTAATTTTTTAGGAGGAATCGAAATGGCATACGACACTTCTAAGCTGACAAAACTCTCCCAGCTCCAGGCTCTGGCCCAGAAGGTCAAGAGTAACTACGCTACCAAGGAAGAACTGAGCAGTGTTTCCACCGATGCGACTGCCGCCATCAAGAGCGTCAACGTGAGCGGCAACACAATTAGCTTCTACACTTCCGCCGATAAGACCGGTACCGCCATTGCCACCGTGGACTTCCCCAAGGAGATGTTCTTGGATCAGACCAAGACCGAGTTTGTGGCAAAGTTCAAGTGGGCTGATACCACCTATCCTGGCAGCACTGACCCCAGCCTGGATAGCAAGCCCGTGATGGTCCTGGCTGTGAAAGGCACTGACGGAACCACCGACACCATTACCTACTCCTTCCTCAACATGAGCGCCCTGGTAGACACCTACAAGGCCAAGACCACCGGTAAGAGCGCATCTACCACGATCACTGTTTCCGGCTATGAAATTGAGGTCACGGTCAATATTTCCGCTGAGAGCGGCAACCAGCTCACGCTGAAGAGTGACGGCCTGTATGTTCCCGCACCCCAGGAGGTTGACATCTCCGGCAAGGTGGATAAGGTCATCGGCACCAAGGACGACATTGTGCTCTTCGGCTCCAGCGGTGCCATCGCCGATAGCGGAAAGAAGCTGTCCGATTATGTCCCTGCGGTGAGCGGAAAGGGCCTGTCCACCAACGACTACACCACCACGGAAAAGGACAAGCTGTCTGGCATTGCTGATAACGCTACCAAGGTGGAGGCATCCAGCACCAACGGCAATATCAAGATCAACGGCACCGAGACTACGGTCTATACCGAACCTTCCGATGTGGTCCACGGCGATATCGCCACGGACGCTGAGGTCACAGAGATGTTGAACGAGGTGTTTGCTGCCAGCTAACCTTCCGATATGACTTGAATAGGGCAGGGGGAGCCCCCTGCCCTCTACTTATCCCGAAAGGAGCTGAAGCGTATGAGTGACAGTAAAGATAACTTGACCCTGTTAGGGCATTTGCAGAATGCTTCAGAAGCGTCCAAGGAGTATATTGACGGGAGGATTGGGGACGTATCCGGCACGGTTGCAGATTTGATTGAATGGCTTGCGAAGCGAGATGTCTTTTACGGAGAGTCCAGCACGGCGGCGGGCACCCAGGAGAAGGTTGCTACGCTGGAAGACAGTGTAGGATTTTCGCTCTCTAAGGGGGTAAAAATCCGAATCAAATTTTCTAATGCACAGTCATATAATGGCCAGCCAACACTTAATGTCAATGGGACTGGTGCAGTTGGCATTATGCGTAACGGAACGTCCGTTGGCGTCAGGTATATGTGGTCTTCCGGCGAGGTCCTTGATTTTTTGTACGACGGAAGCAACTGGGTGGCATTGGACGGCGGCATCGCCACTACGACCTATTACGGCCCGACAAAGCTCAGCAGCAGTACATCCAGCACCAGCGAGGCTATGGCAGCTACCCCGAAGGCGGTCAAAGCAGCATATGATCTGGCTGCCAGTGTGGTCCAGAAAGTTGACCTTTCTATCCCGACAAGCGCATGGACTAATGACGCCACGGTAAACAGCGACTACCCATATTACGCAGATGTCACGGTGAGCATTGCCACGGCTGACAGTGGGTCCGAAACGATCATCTCGTTTGCTAGTCTCTCCGTGGCTCGGGACTGTGGGATGTGCTGTGTTGCGGAGACTCTTGCCGGGAAGGTGCGATACTACGCCGCCACGAAACCAAGCTCGGAGATTTCCGGCATCATAAAAATTATCAACGTGAAAACAACCTGAGAAAGGGGAGTGACCTATGCTCGGATTCGTGAATGTTCCTGGTGTGAAACAGAGTGAGCTCAATGAAGTGAAGGAAATTGCCAGCACCGCAAAAAGTACCGCTGACACGGCGAAGAGTACAGCAGATACGGCAAAAAGCACTGCCGATGCGGCCAAGACATCTGCTTCCAACGCCGAGAAGTCCGCATCCAATGCAGAGACTACGGCCAACACTGCAAAGTCCACAGCAGAATCCGCCCAAAGCACAGCCGACACGGCGAAGAGTACAGCAGATACGGCAAAAAGTACCGCCGATACAGCCAAGAGCACTGCCGACAGTGCCCTTTCGTCTGTTACTACCTTGTCGCACACCATTGACATGATCCCCATCCAGGATGGGACGCTGACCTATACTGGCAGCAGCCAAAGCCCTTCCTGGAATGGATACGACAGCACCAAGCTGACCCTGGGTGGAACCAAGACCGGCACGAATGCCGGGGAATACAACGCCACCTTCACGCCGAAGGACGGCTACACCTGGGCTGACGGGACGAAAACGGCTAAGACAGCCAAGTGGCGTATCTCGAAGGCAAGCCTTACTGTCACTTTGAGTTCTACCGCTCTGAGCGTCGCCTACAAAACTGCGCAGACCATAACAGCTACACGATCTGGTGACGGAAATATCAGCGTAACCAGCAGTGAACCCAAAGTCGCCACAGTTTCCGTGGACGGAAACAACATCAATATATCTCCGACAAAGAGCGGGAGCACCACGATTACAGTCAGTGTTGATTCTAGCGCAAATTATGAAGCTGGCGAAGCAACTTGTGTTGTTACCGTAAGTGGGGCGAAAGTTTACGGAGTTCAGTGGGATGGGACAAGCACCACGGCATGGACACGGACAGATGATGCTGCCAGCTTTGTGGATCCTGTGCCCTATGTGAGTGGAGCCAGCGCCTATAGCTCTCCCTTCGACGACATTCAGCCTTGGGCTGGAATGGAGAGAGTATCGGATGACGTATGTGGTGAGCTGGTCAAGATTCCCAAGTTCTGGTTCAAATGGACCAAAAGCGAGCAGGAGCGAGCTGATTTTTATGTGTCCCCGGCTCATGCGGATCGTGGCGACGGAAAAGGAGAGAGGGACGTTGTCTATGTAGGCCGGTACCATTGCGGTGCCACCGCATACAAGAGCGTGAGCGGGCAGAAGCCCAAGGTATCCATCACCCGGGCCACAGCCCGCAGCAGCATAGCGGCTCTTGGAACCGGAGTTTATCAATGGGATATGGCCATGCGAGTGACGATTCAAATGCTATACCTGGTAGAGTTTGCAAATTGGAACAGCCAAACGAAAATCGGTTACGGCTGCGGAAATGGAAGCTCCGCCGAGAACGTGGGCGCATCCGACTCCATGCCCTACCACACCGGCACCATGCAGACGGCCCGCACCACCTACGGCGTGGGTGTCCAGTACCGGTATATCGAGGGCCTTTGGGACAACGTCTACGATTGGTTGGACGGCTGTTATTATTCCAGCGCCGGCCTTTCCATCATCACGAACCCGGCGAATTTCAGCGACACGTCGGGCGGCACCGCCGTCGGCAAGCCCAGCGGCGGCTACCCGACCGTCATGGCGGTCGCCACCGCATCCGGCCTGGAATGGGTCATTTATCCTACTACGGCCAACGGCAGCGATACCACCTACATCCCGGATTTCTGGTTCTTCAACTCGTCGTACCCGTGTCTGCGCGTCGGCGGGAACTATAGCCAGGACCTGGGTTACGGGCTGTTCTACGTGTACTACAACTCGGCTTCGTACACGAGCTCGAGCATCGGCTGCCGCCTCCAAAAACTCCCCTAAAGGAGGGGGTATGGGGGAGGGCCGAAGCCTGCCCCCATAACTTTGACCTTGCGCAACAAGGTGCTTATTTCGTAAGAAGTGCTTTGTTTTGGGGTCATCTGCGCAGCAGACGATGCTTTCGTTTTCTCATCCCGGATAACTGGAACTTCAACTCGTCGAACCCGTGTCTGCACGTCGGCGGGAACTATAACCAGAACCTGAATTACGGGCTGTTCTACGTGAACAACAACTCGGCTACGAACACGAACTCGAACATCGGCTGCCGCATCCTTGTCAGAGCATTTAGGCTACAATTTTTGTTGGTTAGGGTTCCTCGCCCTTTCCATATGCGCAGATGATCGCACACCACTTGGTGAAGATGAGCCGTTAGGACATGGACTGGTACTCTCCGGACCATCGGAGCGAAGGAAGGTCCATGAGGCTACAAGGAGGAAAGGAAAATCCCTATGAAAAGAGTCAAACAGCTATATCCCGTTCTAATTTCCGACGAAAATCTGGAGCGGGCTATCGCAGATGTCAACGCCACCCACCGCTGGAGACCCAGACACCGGCCCAACAAGGCCGTTGCCTGGGTGGAAGCGGACATCCCGGCTAGAGTACAGGAGCTGAGGGAAATCATCAATGGACTGATTGATGGGACCCAGAGCTTTTCCGTCCCAATCCAACGGCGGCGTTATGACAGCAGCGCCGGGAAATGGCGGGACATCAACGAGCCAAAGCTATGGCCAGACCAGTATGTACATCATGCGCTGGTGCAGGTACTGGAACCGGCCATGATGCGAGGTATGGACCGCTACTGCTGCGGGAGTATTAAAAATCGGGGCACCCATTACGGCGTCAAGGCAATCAAAAAATGGATGAAGAACGACCCAAATGGGACTAGGTATTGCCTCCAGCTCGACATCCACCATTTCTACGAAAGCATCCAGCCAAGCGCTGTTCTGGAGCGGATGAAAAAGCTGGTGAAGGACCGGCGTGTCCTGGCTTTGGTAGAGAAGGTTGTGGAGCAGGGAGTTTTAATTGGCGTGTATTGCTCTCAATGGTTTGCCAACACCCTCCTGCAGCCGCTCGACCAGATGATTCACGAGGCAATGTGGCGAGTCAGCCATTATCTGCGCTATATGGATAACTTTACGGTCTTTGGCCCGAACAAACGAAAGCTGAGAAAACTCCTGGTTGAAATCAAAAGACGGCTTGCCGATATCGGCCTCGCCGTCAAGGGAGACTGGCAGATTTTTCCCACGGAATCCAGAATCCCCTCCGCACTTGGCTACCGCTTTGGCCGTGGTTATACGCTGCTCAGAAAGCGGAATCTATTTCGCCTGAAGCGCAGTTTATCAAACTACGAGAGAAAGAAACGGACCCATCGGTGCATCTCCCGCAAGCTGGCCTCCAGCCTGTTGTCAAGATTGGGCCAGCTCCGGCATTGCAATCATGTCATGGTCTATGAGCGTATTTACGAAGCCGGAATCCAGCGGGACCTAAAGAACGTCGTCCGCAAGCACAATCGAGAGGAGATGGTACAATGGAATATACTTTTGGCACACTGAATGACAGCGAAGTCCTCAAGACCAAAGGGGAAGAGTACACCGACCTGTCTGATTGGCAGGAGGTCGTGCAGGAATATCCCGACTGCATCCGGCGTGACAGGTTTCGGGTGGTTGAACGCATCCACCAGGATGAGGATGTGGAGGGGAATCGCTACACCTGGTATGAAATCAGCAACCACAACACCGCCGTTGACAAGACGCCGATGCTCGAAGCCAAGCTGGACTATATCACCATGATGACCGGTGTTGAGATCCCGGAGGAAGGAGAGACTAACGATGGAACACAGTCCGAAGTTTGAAACTGTAAAGGGCCACTATGACGCCCGCCGATGGAGCAGAGCGATGGTCCTGAAGGCAATCGGCGCATGGATCACCAAAGAAGAAGCTGACGAGATTCTTGGCGAGGCTCTGGATGAGCAAGACTGACCTAATTGCGGAACTCTCGGATATCTGCGTCCGGCTGGTTGAAATCGTCAAGGCGCAAGCTTACGTCCTGGATCAGTTCGGAGCGGAAGTCCGGGAGGAGGAAGCTCTTGCGGTAGAAAACCGTTTGAGAGAACTGATTGGTGACTGGGGAACGGGCGGATAAGTATCCGCTCGTTTTTTATCGCCATCTACTTCGCTGGGGATAGGAGATGAATCGAAAAATGAGCGTATGGGAAGCAATCATGGCAATTATCATTGCCATAGCCGGCGGTTCTGCCGGCGCTGCCTTCATAACTTCCATGAATGAGCGATGGAAGTTCAAGGCGACCCGAAAGGCTGCGAACGAGGATAAGGCGGACCGGACCAAGAAGCTCGAAGACTCCGTATCTGATTTCGAGCATGACACCAAGGCATTGCAGGAAAAAATGGCTGCGCAGTCTGAGGCGATGAAGCTCATCCTCCTTGACCGCATTTTGTACTTAGGTCAAAGCTACATCAAGCGGGGTGAAATTACACTTGACGAACGGCGCAGAATCAATGAGATGTACCGCTGCTACCACAGCGGATTAGGCGGCAACGGAGACGCTGACTTTATCATCAGCGCAGTGGATGAATTGGAGCTGAAGAAGTAGGAGATGACAGAATATGATTGACATTACCTTTGTTGTCAAGTGCGTGATTGCGCTGGCAACGGCGATTCTCACTTCCGTTTTCGTACCTTGGTTCTTGAAGAACACCTCCGCAAAGCAGCGGGAAGAAATCTACGCCTGGGTGAAAATCGCAGTATCCGCCGCAGAGCAGATTTTTACCGGTTCCGGACGAGGGCAGGAAAAGAAGGAATATGTGCTGAACTGGCTGAAGTCTCGCAATATCAGCATTGATGAGAATGCGATAGAGGCCATGCTGGAGAGCGCAGTGTATGAATTGAACAACAGCATCATCAGC